TTTACACGATGCTTATATGAAACAACATTTAAGAAAGTTAGGTTATAAAAAAGAAGAAATAACAAAACATCCTGAAATAAAAGAAGTAATTAAATTAATAATTAAAACAAAAAGGTTATGCAAAATATCACAGAATTAAGAACAAGTCTTAGTGATAATTACACTAAAATGAAAGCTGGTAAAATGGGTTTAAATGTTGGTAAGGAATTAGCAAATACAGCGGGTAAAATAATTAACTCATTAAAAGTAGAATTAGAATACAACTCTATGATGGACATTAAAGAAGAAATAGATTTTCTTAAAAAAACAAAACAATGAAACCAAACTACCTAAAAATTAGCGCATTCTTACTGGGTGCGCTTTATATCGTTGGAATGCTTTATTTCTTATACGGTTGTTCAGCTAACTATCACTTTACCAAATTCATAAACAAAGGCGGTAAAATCGACACAATTAGCAAAGTTGTAACGGTCGAAAAAGTAATTAAGATAAACGGCAAGGATTCAATAATATTCGTTCAGATGCCGTTAAATTGCCCTGAGGTACAAATACCACCAACACGTCAAGAAATACGCTATAAGTACAAGTTAAAGCGTGATAGCATTGAAACGGTAAGGTATGTTACTAAGTGGAAAGTAAAAGAACACACAAAAACGGTAAGGATTGAAGATAAAAGCAATAAAAAATCTAATTGGTTTATGTGGTTAGTTGTTGGATTTGGTATTGCGCAAGGTTTAAATTTAGCGTGGTTTATAATTAAGAGAAAATGAACATCCGCAACCTACTCTACGAATTATTAATAACTTTGATTATCAGTTACATTATTTACTTAATATTTTTGAAATGAAATATATATCTTTTACACTTCTTACTTTATGGTCATTATATATGATTATAGTAAATGGAAATCTTCGGGTTTCAGATAATTATTTTTTATGGTTATTATCAGTTGCTTCAATTTTTTATTCAGCTTTTAGCATTATTAAATTTTTAAAAGATAAAAATATATTATGAAACCAACTATCGACCAAGTAATCAAAGCAATGGAAAAAATCGGAGCAACTATATTTCGTGAGCCGTTTAGTATTAATCTTTTCGGAGTGCGCACAAATGAAAATACAGCGGACACTTTCAATGATTGGGGCGGTGCTTTCTATTGGGACGACAAAGGCAAACGCCACGAGTTAATTATTCCAATTACAACAGATGCAGGAGTTTATTATAGATTGAAGCCAATGAATAAGTTGGGAACTGCTATTTTAGTACACGATAAACAATATCGCGGTTGTTATCATTTACTCGATAACGGTCATATGAAGCAAAAAGCATTTAGGCAAGTTTTACCAATGTGGTACTGGCGTGATAATGATAAAGATTCACAACTCGAAAGCGGTGGTAAAATCTATGAAGAAATTGCATTTACAAACTTTCACTATATGGGAAAAGGGAATAAGGTTGGTAATTGGTCTGCAGGTTGTCAAGGTGCAAGCGTGGCGAATATGAATGCTTTATTTAAGTTTGTTGAGGTACAAAAAGGACGTGTTTATTCTTATACTTTGATCCACGAAACTACACTATAAATTCGGAGTTGAACGCCTGAATTTTGAGCCACTTTTATAAGGTGGCTTTTTTATTTTAAATTATTTTTAATAAAAAGTGCTAATAATTAAATAATAGTACTTATATTTGTGGACACTTTAAAACTAACGAAATGACTGGAACATTTATTTACTTACTGATTCTTTATTCAATAGTAGCAACTATTAAAATTTTAACACTTAAAACCAAATGAAAAACGAAAGAAATGCAGGACGAAAGCCAGTACCTGATGGAGTGCTAGTCAAAACGACAGTACCAAGAAACAAGGTAAAAAAACTTAAAGATTATTCAAAAGAACTTATTAAAGAATATTACGATGAAACTAGACCCACGACTACAATTTATTAAAGACCCGATTGTTATATTTTGCATAGTAGCAATTTTAACACTAACGGCAATCTATTTGTGTAACGAACACCCCGAAAAATTACCGTTATGACACAAGAACAGAAAATCCTCGCAGTATTTGGAATATTGCCAGTTATAGCCGATCTAATGGAAGATATACCACTTTGTCGAATGGTAAAAGTACGTGGTAACAAGTTTATCGAAGAAGTCCGAAAAGTTGATAATATCATTATCGCAGACGCTGAACTCGAAGCGCAATCGCAACAAGTGAACATACAGCGAGCGTTTCGTCAATGGTTAGAAACTGAATTTGTAGAGGAATGAAAAGTGAACACAGATTCCCGTATAACTGGACTTTAAAAGATGCAGTTTTCACAAAGGACAAAGGTAAAGTTTTTAGTTGCTTTGCTTGTGGTGGTGGCTCAACAATGGGTTATAAATTGGCAGGTTTTGACGTGTTAGGATGCAATGAGATTGACCCTAAAATGATTGAAGCGTACACAGTAAATCACAATCCAAAATACGCTTATTTAGAGCCTATTCAAACGTTTAAACTTAGAAACGATTTACCACAAGAATTGTATAACCTTGATATTTTAGACGGTTCACCGCCTTGCAGTAGTTTTTCAATAGCTGGAAATCGTGAAAAGGATTGGGGAAAAGAAAAGGTATTTAGAGAGGGGCAAGCAGAACAAGTTTTAGACACTTTGTTTTTTGACTTTATTGAATTAGCTGAAAAGTTACAACCTAAAATAGTAGTTGCTGAAAACGTTAAAGGCTTACTTTTAGGCGATGCGAAACAATACGTTAGGAAAATATACACCGAATTTGACAAAGCAGGTTATTACGTGCAACATTGGTTATTAGATGCTTCTAAAATGGGAGTGCCACAAAGACGTGAAAGAGTGTTTTTTATTGCTTTGAGAAAAGATTTAGCCGCTCCGTTTATGTTTCAAAAAGATATGTTTACGGAAGTGCCAAAGTTAGAATTGGAGTTTAATGAGAAAGGAATTGTTTTTAGTGAAATTGAAGATAATTTAGGTGAAAAACTAAACGTTAAAAATATTACTTACCAAAGATGGTTAAAGAGAATTATTACAGACCATTCATTTGGAGATATTACAGCAAGAATAAACGGAAAAGGTAGTGATTTTAATACTAATATAATTCATTCACACGAAATATTTCCAACGGTTGTTTCTAAAGGGTGCGAGATAAAATACAATTTACCAATTAAAATAAGTAAAAGTGAATATTGCAAAATAGGAACTTATCCGGGTGACTATAATTTTTTAACAAATAAAGCGTCTTATCTAATCGGAATGTCTGTACCACCTGTTATGACAGCACAAATAGCAACAGAAATTTATAATCAATGGCTTAGTAAAATTTAAACAATATGATAAACCAAAAATTCAAAAACACAACCCGAAACCAAATCGTACAAGTGACGAAACGAGGGAACAACGTACACAAAAAAGAAGATACCGAGGTAACAGCTGGTATCAAAGTGCAATACACCGTTATTCAATCCACAAGCGATAATCCGTTAAAGGAGTTCGTTTGTACTGAGGAGAGGTTTAATAGATTATACGAAACAATTTAAAATCAAATAAGTATGTACACAACAAAAGGAACGATTAAGGTAATTAATCAAACGCAAGTAATTAGCGAAAGTTTTAGTAAAAGAGAATTTGTAATTGAAACAGACGGGCAATATCCAAAGCCAAACGCATTTCAAGTTACAAAAGACAAATGCAGTCTATTGGATAATTTTAAAGTAGGTCAACAAGTTGAAGTATTTTGGAACTTAAACGGAAAAGAATGGACATCTCCCGCTGGAGAAGTAAAGTACTTCAATACGCTTGAAGCGTGGCGACTTGAACGATTAGATGGTAACGGAGAAAGTATTCAGGACAAAGCACGTGTTGACCAAATGAAAGCACACGCACTAAACGAAGAAGAATCGGATCTTCCGTTTTAGAATTAATACTCCCGTTTTAACCACTCATCAAACTCTACAACCGTTCATCACATAACCAAGCGGTGAACGGTTATTTAAAAGTAAATTAGCAAAAAAAAACAAATATGGAAACAAAAAACATTTATCAAAAATTACACGAGGCGAAACTCGAAATTGGAAAAGTAGCAAAGAATGCTAAAAATCCACACTTCAAAAACACGTATGCGGATTTAAACGCATTAATTGAAGCGGTTGAACCGATACTACTTGAAAAAGGTTTAGTGTTGTTACAACCGATTAAAGAGGGCAAAGTGTTCACTATTATTACAAGTATTGTAGATAGTTACTCAGTTGAAAGCTATATTGATTTACCAAACAATTTAAACCCTCAACAGTTAGGAAGTGCAGTTACTTATTTTAGACGTTACACACTTCAATCTTTACTTTCCTTACAAGCAGTTGACGATGACGGGCAACACGCTTCGCAACCCGTTAAAGCGCAGAAAAAAGAATGCGACGATAAAACCTTTGAAGTTGTTAAGAAAGCGATATTAGACGGCAAGAAAACAGTTGAACAAGCTAAAGAAGTATTTATATTCACGGGAACGCAGAATATTGAACTTTTAAACCTTAAGAAATGAATTTAGCAGACATCGAAGCGTTCTGGAACAATCGAGGACACTTTAACATTGAATTATATTTGAATTATTTACGAGCAAAAAACAACAAATAATATGGAAAACATGGAAGATTTCGGAGTTGACCTCCAAGCAAAAGAACACGATTACCAAACAGCGCAGCCGAACGTAATCGAAAAAACAACGCAAGGAATCAACGCAATAGTTGAAGCAGTTGAAAATGGAGTTGTAAACCCCTTAGATGCGTTTGCATCTTTCAACAAACTAGAAAAGCTATTCAAAGAGGCAAAGGTAAAGATTGACGAACTGGCACGTGATGAAGCAGAAAAGTACACAGCGAAAACTTTTACTTTCGGTAACGTGGAATTTACACGCAAAGACGGTGCGAAGAAACTAAACTATTCAGAGGATTTACTTTATAGCAACCTACAAGCGAAGTTAAAAGCACGTGAGGAATTGTTAAAGGTAGCGCAGAAATCAACTATTTACGATGACGAAGGAGTTGAAGTTCCTAAGGTTAGTATTTCGCACAATAAAGATAGTTTGATGGTTAAATTTAAGTAACACGATCCAAATTAATTAAACCCCTGCATTTAGTTGTAGGGGTTTTTTTATGGTTTTACCTTTGTTTTGTTTTTTACCTATGCACAAAAACCATTGATTTTATTGGGTTTGCAAAGGATACATAGGTAAAACAACTAAAACGTATAGAGATATTATAAAACAATATTATTTTTTATTTTCTAAAATATATTTTTATTACTCTTGTTATATTATATAATTTATCCTTTTATCTTATACTATCCTATGCAAAGCCACACCGCTATTGACTTTTTAAAATATTTTTACCTATGTTTTACCTATACCTACCTTTGTTTTAGAAATTATTATTATATTTGCAAAGTGCAGTTTTGATTTAGCGGTCAAATGCAAAGGGTTCACGTTCCCACTGCACTTATTTTTTTTATTTACAACGTGAAACAAAAACGTATCTTATGAATATATCCTACTGGAGTGGAGTTAACCACGTTAAAAAAGACACTGAAAGAACAACTATTGATGAGTTTTTAGAACGCATTAAAAATGGTTATTGGAAAGACCAAGTTTCTTTGATTCGTTCAGAAAATGATACTGAAAGAAAGAAGTTACACAAGAAAACTTTACCAGCCGTAACTGTTGGAGGAACTTTTTACGAACGTTCAGAATCAAAACTTGAAAAACATAGCGGTTTTATTTGTATTGATGTTGATAATTATTCAGACAGAACAAGAATAGACCAAGACGAATACACTTATGCGTCGTTTATTTCAACTGGTGGAAATGGAATTGCAGTAATTTGTAAATGTGACCCGTTAAAGCATAAAGAAAGCTATAATTTTTTAGCAGAACATTACTTTGAAAGTTTTGGAATTACAGTTGACCCAGCACCAAAAAACGTAGCTTCAGCGCGATTTGTTTCTTTTGATGAAAATTTGTTTTTGAATCCAAAATCAAAGAAGCTAAAAACCAAAACCGAAAAGAAAAAATTACCGCCTAATTTATCAATATTAATTCCCAAAGGAGATATTGGTGAACTTGTAAATAAAGTTAACATTTCAGTAGTTGATAATTATTCAGATTATTTGAATTTATCTTTTGCGCTTGCAACGGGTTTTAGCGAAGATGGACGCGCATACTTTCATAAAATTTCCTCACTATCTGAAAAATATAATTCTGAACAAGCCGAAAAACAATACGATATTGCATTAAGACGTAATAATTTTGGAATTACCGTTGGTACTTTTTACTATTATCTGAAACAAGCAGGAGTTGATTTAAGTCAATACAATTCAGATAAAGCAATTTCAAAAGTGAAATTGAATAAAAGAATGAATACCCCAATAATTGAAGCAGTTAAAGAATTAGCAATTGAAAGAGGTATTGCAGAAAGTGAAGCGCAAGAGATAGTTAATGAGGTTTATTCGCGAAACGATTTAGATATTCGTCACGAATCCAGCGCGGAAAATATTATCATAAACGTTACTAATTATGTAATAAAAAAGTACAGCATTAAATACAATGTAATTACTCGAAAGAATGAATTGAACGGTAAACCAATGACCGACAAAGATTCAAATACTTTGTTTTTAGATTGCAGAATGACTTTTGACGATACGGCAATAACTTTCGATTTGGTTAATAGAATTATTGAAAGTAAAGCGGTAACGGATTACAACCCGTTTTTACTTTACATTGAAAATAATAAACATAAAATTTCGGGCGGTAATATTGATTTAATTTGTCAAACAATTGAAAGTGAAACGCATATTAAAAACCGATTTATTCGTAAATGGTTAATAGGAATTATAGCTTGCGTTTATGGTCACCCCGTTAGGTATGTACTTGCGTTAACAGGTGGTCAAAATACTGGAAAAACGGAATGGTTTAGAAGATTATTACCTGCATCACTACAAGCATATTATGGGGAATCTAATTTGGATCGTGGAAAAGATGATGAACTATTGATGTGTGAAAAATTGATTGTTGTTGATGACGAAATGGGCGGTAAATCAAAGCAAGACGAAAAGCGATTTAAAGAGTTGACCTCAAAAAATTACTTTTCTTTGCGCGCTTCTTATGGTAGGCACAACCAAGATTATAAGCGTTTAGCTATTTTAGCAGGAACTTCAAATGACCCTCAACTTATAAATGATAGTACGGGAAACACAAGGATTTTACCTATAAATGTAAAGTCAATAAACCACGATTTATATAATTCTATTGATAAAGATGAATTGTTTATGGAGTTGGTGCGCGCTTATGCAAGTGGCGAAGCGTACCAATTAGAAGAAACAGAATTTCAGATATTAAATGAAGTTTCTCGCGAATTTGAAAACATAGCTTTTGAACGCGAGTTGATAAGCAAGTTTTTTAAATTAGTTGTTGACCAAGGCGAATTTTTAACAGCAACCGAAATAAAAGATATTATTGAAATAAATACCAAACAGCGAATAATGTCAATGAAGAAATTTGGTAGTGAATTACGTAATTTATTTGGAACACCAAAACACCGCGACAAGGCACAAAAATATTGGGTGCAACGTAGAAAATTTAATCCTGAAATATTATGATAAACTTATACGATTATCAAGAGCAGTATATTTCAGAAATTAAAAGCTCATTTGCACAAGGTAAAAAAAAGATAGTTTTGTGTTCAGCAACTGGAAGTGGTAAAACGGTTATGTTTTCATTTATGACAAAACAAGCGTTTGAACGAAATAAAAAGATTTTGATTTTAACCGACCGAAAAGAATTGTTTTCTCAAAGTAGCGGTTCACTTATAAAAATGGGTTTACACGCTAAAGAAATAAAACCGAACTCAAAGGATAAACTAACGGGTAATTTGTTTGTCGCGATGTCGCAAACAATTCAAAGACGAATATACAAGCAAGAATATTTGGATTTGTTTTTAGGGTTGGATTTGATAATTATTGACGAAGCGCATAAATCTTCATTTGATTACATTTTTAAATACGTTTCAGAACGCACTTATGTAATTGGTGCAACAGCCACACCACACCGCGAGGGAAAACAAGAAAGTTTGGAATTGTTTTACGATGACATTATTCAAGTGATTGACACGCCCGATTTAATCGAAAAGGGTAAATTATCAAGTTGCAAAACGTATGGAGTAAAAGTTGATTTATCCAGCGTAAAAACAAAAGGCGGTGATTACGATGAAAAAAGTATGGCAGATAAATTTTCAGAAATACAACTTTACCACGGAGTTTATGAAAATTACACACGCATCGCACCAAATCAAAAAGCTATAATATTCGCTCCAAATATTCAAAGTAGTTTAGAACTTGTTAAGGATTGGCAAAACAAAGGTTTACCGATAAAACACGTTGATTGCTATATGAATGACCGCGAAGAAGTTGTAAAGTGGTTTACCGAAACTGAAAACGCTATAATTTCAAACTATGGAATTTTAACAACTGGATTCGATGTGCCAAATATTCAAGTAGTTATTCTTTACCGCGCGACAAAATCACTACCTTTATTCTTGCAAATGGTCGGGCGTGGTTCACGCGTTACAGATAGTAAAAGTTCTTTTACTTTATTGGATTTTGGCAACAATGTGAAGCGTCACAACTATTGGGAATTTCCACGAAGTTGGACTTTGAAGAAAAAAGAAAAAAAGGAAGGAGTTGCACCAATTAAAGAATGTCCCGAATGCGCTTATTTGATGCCAGCGCGAATTATGCAATGTCCTGAATGCGGTCACGAATTTGAACCAAGCCAAAAAGAAAAAGAAGCCAAAGAAATAGCGCGACTTGAATTATTACCTGGTCCACAAATAATGCAAATGGCAAAAACAGCGAGCATTATTGATTTGATTAAAATTCAGAAAGCCAAAGGTTACGCGAAACAATGGATTTACCACTATTTGAAAACAGCAAATGATTATAAAGAATACGGACGTTTAATGAAGTACCACTATAAATGGGCAGAACGAATAATACAAATGAAAAACTTATGACCCCTGAAGATGTAATACAGCAAAAATGTGTAATTTGGTTTAGAAACAATTACGGATTGAAAACACACAATCCACGATATTTATTATTTTCAGTTCCCAATTCGGGAAAAGACGTTAAAGAACAATCTTACAAAAAAGCTACAGGAATGATGGCAGGAGTTGCGGATTTAATTTTGTTAATGCCAAATGGAAAAACTATCTTTGTTGAAATGAAAACTGAAAAAGGAACGCAACAACCAAATCAAAAAGAATTTGAAGATGCAGTTTTAAAGTTAGGATTTACTTATATTATTTGTCGTAGCTTTGAAACGTTCCAGACTGAAATACAGAATTTAATACCTATTGAATGAAAAAACCACACCCAACAAGAATATTCAAAGAACCCGAAGAGCTTTTTAATGCGTGGCTTGAATACAAAGAACACGTAAAACTAGAATCACTTAAATGGGTTAAGGTTCAATACGTTGGAAAAGACGGCGAACGAGTTGAAGAACCGCAAAAAGTACCTTTAACAATGGAAGGATTTGAGATATTTTGCTATGATAATTACGGAACAGTTAAACATTACTTTGACAATAAACAAGGTTATTATGAAGTGTTTGGGGTTATCTGTTCGCGTATAAAACAAGAAATCCGACAAGACCAAATAACGGGCGGTTTGTTAGGGTTCTACAATCCAAGCATAACACAACGATTAAACGGATTGAAAGAATCAACAGAAACAACGATTATCGAACAACCACTTTTCCCAGATGAATAAATGGAATGGTTAGGGGAAATAGCTAAACACCACAAAGATTACGTTCGAACGATTAACAAGTTCGGCGAGTACTTCTACGCTGAAGATTTGGTACAAGAAATGTATTTAAGATTAGACCGAAACAAGCGACCCGAAGATATTATTGTTGACGGAAAAATAAACCAGTACTTTATTCACTTAACCCTTAAATCTATATTCTTAAATTTTCTAAAAGCAAAAAAGCAAATATCTAAAATAAATAATTTACCTTTGGAAATTGCAGACGTTGATAATAGTGAATTTTACGAAGCACAAAATAGATTTAGAGCAAAGATTAACGCCGAAATAAACAAGTGGCATAGTTACGACCAAACATTGTTTAGATTGTACCTTACTGGTAACCATTCAATGAGAGATATTGCCAACGGAACGGATATTAGTTTACGTTCAATCTTTGAAGTAATAGGAGAATGTAAAGAAAAGATTAGAATAAATTGTGGAGACGACTATTTAGATTTAATTAATAACGATTTAGAATTGATATGACAGCAAAAGATAAAGCAGAAGAGTTAGTAAATAAGTTCATTAAACACACTCAAGAATGGGATGAATTAGATGGATATGTTAACGATATTTATAGGGCTAAACAATGCGCGTTAATAGCAATTGATGAAATGATTAATTGGAAAGAAACTTTATTTGTAACGGAGGGAAGCATGGCTTATCAATACTTATTAAAAGTAAAACAAGAAATACAAAACTTATAAATAATGGCACGAAAAAAAGCACAAGGATTAGGAGATACAATCGACCAAATCACAACAGCAACGGGAATCAAAGCACTTGTTAAATTTGTAGCAGGCGAAGATTGTGGTTGCGACCAACGAAAGGAAGCGTTAAACAAGCTATTTCCCTATTCAAAACCTAACTGTTTAAGCGAAGCAGATTACAACTTTCTTAAGGAATTCTTTGAAGTTACAAGGGGTTCAGTTGTTCCAACGGTACAATACCGAATTAACCAAATTTATACAAGTACGTTCAACAAACACGCTGAATTTACAACTTGTGGGAGTTGCTTATTAGATAGGATTAACGAATTAAAAAAAGTATATGAAAATTATAACATTAGCGAGTAGTTTATTACTACTTTTCAGCTGCCAAAAGCACGAGGTTAAAGTGTGTGAATGTACACACGTAATCTATAAAAACGTAGGAACAACCGAACCTGATTGGAATCCATATTGGGACGATTCAACGGTTACGTTTACGGATTTTTGCGCCAACGATGGTACATTTGTAATTGAAAACTTTATCTATAAAAGAGTAACAGTTTGTAAGTAATGTTTAAAAGAACAACCGCTATAAACAGAATTAAAGCAATGAAAGCTAGAATTCGTGTTATACAAGGCGGAACAAATGCAGGGAAAACATACGCTATCATTCCAATATTGATAGACCGAGCAATCAAAGAACAACGAATAAAAATAACCGTTGTTGCTGAAACATTACCAGCAGTTAAAGAGGGAGCGTTAGACATTTTCAAAACAATAATGGTTGAAACAAATCGATGGATTGAGAACAATTGGAACGCTTCAGCTTTGATTTATACTTTTACTAACGGTTCACGAATGCAGTTCAAATCGTTTGATTCAGATGGTAAAGCAAAGGCAAGTGGTAAGCGTGATATTCTATTTCTTAACGAAGCGAATCATATTCCATTTATTATTGCAGATGCTTTAATGATTAGGAGTTCTGAAACGTATATTGACTTTAACCCAGATAACGAATTTTGGGTGCATAGTGAAATACTACCACAGCACAATGCGGAATTTTTACTACTTACTTATTTAGATAATGAAGGTATTTCAAAGGAAACGCTCGAAGATTTAATGATTAAGAAAGAGAAAGCTAAAACATCTAATTATTGGGCGAATTGGTGGCGTGTTTATGGCGAAGGTCAAATCGGAAACTTACAAGGGGTTGTATTCAGCAACTGGAAAACAATAGATACTATTCCAAGTGAAGCCCGTTTATTAGGAATCGGATTAGACTTCGGATATACCAACGACCCGACAAGTGCAATAGCAGTTTATAAATGGAACAACAAGCGAATTGTTAAAGAATTGTTTTATCGTACTGGAATGGTTAACGGTGATATTGCAAACGCACTGCCAAAAGACGCTGTGATTTATGCAGATTCAGCAGAACCGAAATCCATTGAAGAAATAAGACGCAGGGGTTTACAAATTTATCCTGTAACGAAAGGTAAGGATTCAATCAACTATGGAATTGATGTAATGCAACAACAAGAATACTTAGTTACAAGCGATAGCACAAACCTAATTAAAGAACTTCGTGGTTATTGTTGGGACGTTGATAGAACAGGAAAAACAACGAACAAACCGCAAGGTGGAAACGACCACGCTATTGACGCATTACGTTACCACGAAATGGAATCCATAAGCACGAATAAAGGCGTTTACAACATTTATTAAACTTTGTAGTTTAATAGGTATGAGACTTGAAATAAACATACCAACTTCAATTGCGGAAATACCACTTAGTGCATACCAAAAATTTGTAAACGTTTCTCAAAATAGCGATGACGAAGATTTTTTAATGGAACAAATGGTGCAATGTTTCACTGGTTTAGAATTGAAATCAATCGCTAAAATGCGAATGACTGATTTAACTGAATTAATAATTTCACTTACAAAAACATTAGAAGCTGAAGGAACGTTCCAACAACGATTTAAAATTAAAGATTTGGAGTTCGGTTTTATTCCAAATTTAGAAGAGATTAGTTTTGGCGAATACGTAGATTTAGAAAAGTATTTACAAGACGTTTCTACTTTTCACAAAGCAATGGCGGTTATGTACCGACCTATTAAAGAAACTTTTAAAGACCGTTATTCAATTCACGAATACAAAGGTAGTGATGAATACAGCGATTTAATGAAGTTTGCACCGTTACAAATTGTTAAGGGAGCAAATGTTTTTTTTTGGACTTTAGAAAAAGACTTATTAAGGGCTACCCTGACATTTTTGGAGACGGAGATGACAGCGGAAATCAAAACTCACTTAGCGAAAGAACTCAATTTGGAAAACAATGGGGGTGGTATGGAAGCCTACATGTACTCGCTCAAGGAGACGTTACAAGATTCGATGCAATCACCAAGTTGGGACTTAGGAAGTGCCTTACTTTTCTCACGTTTACAAAGCAGAGCGATGAGCTACAACAACGAGAATTTAAACGCCTAACCAAATGAGTCAAGACCCAAGAGCTGAAGCACTTCAAAAGTTTGTTGACGGCGTTGTTAAACAAGCAAGAACGAATTTAACTAAGCGTAAAAAGAACGCATCTAAGAAACTTTATAATTCGATTAAAGGAGAAAGTAAGGTTTACCCAAATTCTATTCGCATAGGTTTTCAGATGGAAGATTACGGGTTCTTTCAAGACCAAGGGGTTAAAGGTGCAAACCCTAGTAAGGTATCAAAGAACGCAAAGATAAGAGGGCAACAAGCACCCAATAGCCGTTTTAAATTTGGTTCTGGAAATTATGCAGGAAGTTGGCAAAGTTTTGTTACAAACATTGAAGTTTGGGCAAAGCGAAAAAATATAAGATTAAGAGACGAACAAGGCAAATATAAAAAAGGTAATTATAGAACAATAGCGCAAATAATAGCGGGGAATATT